TAACGGTTTTAAAACATAGCTACTTTTGAAAGTGCTTACATTGGGCAAACTTAATCTTACACGCCAATCTTTGTCTGCTTCTGTGCCTCCCCAGGAAGCACCTGTATTTCCTATAGGTTTAAATGTGTTGCCGCCTGCTGGTAAATTAAAACTTCTTAGATTGGATAGCAATTTTGATGGATCTGAAAGATTATTCAAAATTCCAGAAAGATTTCCGACTGGACCTAGCGCAGATCCTAAGTTAGTAGGACTTGATCCTACACCTCCGATATTTTTTACAAACGTTGTAGCACCAGACTTTAGTGTGTCAAATAAATTTGCCATTTTGGTTTCCTTTATTCATTATTTAGTTGACAAAATTAAGTGCGTAGTTTACAATCTTACAACAAGGAATTTTTAAATGAAAGTTAATTACTTAAACAACAAAGACTTACTAGAAGAAATACATAAATCCAAAAACACCTACTGCTCATTTGTTAAGCCAGAATATCACAGATATGATATTATCTTACCTAATATTGACAAAATTAATATAAGAACTATCGCAGAAGCCAAAAGAGCACAAGCTAAAAGACTAAGTCAACGAGCATACGAAGTACGAAAATTGGCAGGCGAAAAAGTCAAACTAGCCGAGCTTTCCTCCGTTTCAACATTGGAAATTTAATGACGAGGATGTCCTAGAATGTGTAGGGAAAAGCCATTGGAAGGGCGGATTAGAAAAAGGCAAATTCAATAAGGATCATGGACAAATTACTAACACACTAGCTCGTATGTACATTAAATTATGTGAACGATATGCTACACGAGGTAATGTTCGTGGATATACTTACAATGATGAAATGCGAGGACAGGCAATTTTACAATTGACTCAAATAGGATTACAATTTGACGAATCAAAATCAGATAATCCGTTCGCTTATTTTACTGCTGCTGTTACTAATAGTTTTGTTAGAATCATTAACATTGAAAAGCGTAATCAAGTTATCAGAGATGATCTTTTAGAAATTAATGGAATGAATCCTAGTTACAGTAGAACCGGACAAGGGGAATATGCTGCTGCTTTAAAAAGAAACGAAGGATACGACGAATGATAAAATACATCACAGTAAAGACTGGTATATTGCAAAAGCAAAGGAGGAAGGCTGTGATACTGGAATTTTTCTCGGCGATTGGCATCACAATCGTAATAGCCTTAACATCACTACGATGGATTATAGCCTTAGAGCCCTTGAAAAACTGGGCCAAGCTTTTGATCAATTTTACTTTTTTCCTGGCAATCACGATCTTTATTACAAAGATAAACGGGATATCCATAGTGTAGAATTTGGCAAATACATCCCCGGTGTTACTGTAGTACATCATCCTATTACTTTAGGAGAAGTTACACTTTGTCCTTGGTTAATTGGCGACGAATGGAAGACTATATCAAAACAACAAGGGAAATACATATTTGGTCACTTTGAATTGCCTAGTTTTTATATGAACGCTATGGTACAGATGCCTGATCATGGAGAAATACAACTAAATCACTTTGCTAATTACGAGCTAGGGTTCAGCGGTCATTTCCATAAGCGTCAGAAAAAAGGCAACATGATATATATTGGCAATTGTTTTCCTCACAATTACTCAGACAATTGGGACGACGAACGAGGCATGATGATTTTAGAGTGGGGTAAACAACCAGAATATCATACATGGCCTGGACAACCCACTTACAGAACTGCAAAACTGAGCGAGTTGATCGATCGTGCTGAAGATATTATACTACCTAAAGCACATTTGCGTGTAAGCTTAGACATTGATATCAGCTACGAAGAAGCTAATTTTATTAAAGAAAAGTTTATGGGTGACTATCCCATTAGAGAACTAACTCTGATACCAGAAAAGAAAGAAATGGAAATTTCTAGTAGTTTGGAGAGCGATACTTACGATAATAAAGTATTACTTTCGATATACAACAACTTATGATAAAATTAAAAAAATTAGAAAGACATTTTAATGAGGCAATATGGCAATAAAAATTAAGAATCTGACTGTAAAAAATTTCATGAGTGTAGGTAATCAGACTCAAGCAGTGGACTTTGAGAGGGAACAACTGACCTTAGTGCTAGGAGAAAATCTAGACATGGGCGGTGATGACAACGGCAGTCGTAATGGTACCGGTAAAACTACTATAGTTAACGCATTGAGTTATGGATTATTTGGACAGGCTCTTACAAATATTAAAAAAGATAATCTAATCAACAAGATTAATAATAAAAATATGCTTGTTACCTTGGCTTTTGAAAAGGACGGTGCCGATTTTCGCATAGAAAGGGGTCGTAAACCTAACATACTAAAATTCTATGTTAATGATATTGAGCAAGAAAATTCAGAAGTCGATGATAGTCAAGGAGATGTGAGGGAAACACAAAAGGATTTAGCTGATATATTAGGTATGAGTCATGATATGTTTAAACATATTGTAGCATTAAACACATATACTGAGCCATTCCTGAGTATGCGAGCAAATGATCAAAGAGAAATCATCGAACAACTACTTGGTATTACATTATTAAGTGAGAAGGCAGACGCATTAAAAGAACAGGTTAAAATAACTAAAGATCAAATACAACAAGAAACAGCTAATATTGAAGCAGCTAAGAGATCTAACGAAAAAATACAACAAAGTATTGACGGCCTGGCAATTAAAAAAAGTGTCTGGTTTAAGCAACAAGAAACAGACTGTTTAAAACTAGCTGAAAAAATAATAGAGTTACAAAGTGTAGATATTGAAAAAGAATTAGAACAACATGCTAAGTTAAAAACATACGATGAGTTATGCGAGAAGATTAAAAATCTAAACAAACAAAAAGCAACTCTAGAAACAAGTGTAATGCAAGCCGATAAATCAGTCAATAAGTATAAAAAAGAACTAGAGAAGCTTGCTGATAATAAATGCCCTGCTTGTGAACAAGGGCTGCATACTGACAAACATCAAGAAATGATTGCTGTAGCACAGAAAAACTTAGATGATGCCTATGTATTTTTACAAGGTATTAGCGATAGCTATGCTACAATAATACAAGAGTTAGAAAATATCGGTGATATTAACGGAAGACCACAGACATTTTATGATAGTTTGGAAGAAGCATTACGTCATCAAAACAATTTAAACAGTTTAGAAGAGGCATTGGGCAAACGTCAGCAAGAAATAGATCCTTATACAGAACAAATCGAAGAACTACAGAACACAGCACTTCAAGAAATTGACTGGAATATCGTAAACGAACTATCTAGCCTAAAAGATCATCAAGAATTCTTATTAAAATTATTAACTAACAAAGATAGTTTTATACGTAAGAAAATTATAGATCAAAATCTAAATTATTTGAATAGTAGATTAACATACTATCTTGATAAAATGGGGCTACCGCATCAAGTTACGTTTTTAAATGATTTAAATGTAGAGATTACCCAACTAGGTCAAGACTTAGACTTTGATAATCTAAGCCGAGGTGAACGTAATAGACTGATTCTTGGCTTGAGCTGGTCGTTTAGAGACGTATGGGAGAGTTTATATCAAAACATTAACTTGTTATTTGTAGATGAACTTATAGACAACGGGCTTGATGCTAGTGGAGTAGAGAATGCCTTGAGTGTGCTTAAGAAGATGGCTCGAGAACGCAACAAAAATATCTACTTAATCAGTCATAAAGACGAATTAATTGGTAGGGTTAACAATGTTCTCAAGGTAATTAAAGAAAATGGCTTCACTAGCTACAGCACAGATTTAGATATTATTGAATAATGGATACGCATGACCAACTAATGCTCTTGTTTAGAGAATACTTTAAGTATAATCAAGATTGGGAAAGCAAGCAAACACACGTTGCTGGCATAAAATGTCGAACTTTATTAGCTGAAATAAGAATCATAGCACGTAAACGTAGAGCAGAAATACAAGAAATAAGGCAGAAAAAGGCACCAGTTAAATCTCCGAAGTATAGACAATCAATTTTAAAGGACAACGAAGACGATAAGGCATAAACAAGTTGATGTCGTGGTATTATCAAAATCAACTTGTTATTGAACTGCCCGAAAACTGTGTAGGATTTGTATATCTAATCACTAATACAGTTAACGGGCGCATGTACATAGGCAAAAAACTAGCAAAATTCTCTAAAACCACTTATAAAACAGTAAAACTAAAAAACGGTAATAAAAAACGAAAGCGCATACGATCAAAAATTGATTCGGACTGGCAAGACTACTACGGCTCAAACGACAAACTAAACGAAGATGTAACACAGTTAGGCATAGACAAATTTCACAGAGAGATACTTTATTATTGTAAAAGCAAAGCAGAATGCAGTTACATTGAGGCAAGAGAACAATTCACAAGACGAGTTCTGGAAACTGACGATTATTACAATGGTCAAATCAGTGTTCGTGTCCATGGTTCCCATATTAAAGGCAAACAGTTAAACGGTTAGTAGCTGGCGCAGGCTAAATTCGTGCGCCCTTATACCTGGACCTCGGGTCGCAGGGACGGAAATCTCTTGCCGTTAAGAGTGCTCAACCACTACCCATCTGGATGAAGATCGCTTGTAAGGCCTGCGATTTGGTTGTTTGAAAAGAATAAAAAGGCAAAATGAGCAGGTAAAATCTGCACGTACATAAAGATGTTAGCGTATTTTTGTGTGCCGCCGTCGTGATAAGACGCAGCTCGAGGTACCGGACGACCGCCTCTGTAATGCTGTAACGCTAAGTGACATATTCAACTCAGATAATGTCTTTTTTTTGCCCGGCAACGGGCAAAGAGTGACTGAACAATCTAGATAATATCTAAGTGCTTCGCACTAATTATATCTATACAAATACTCGAGCTCAAGCGAAGAGTAGTTGAACGTAGTTCAACTCTAATAAATACTAAGTTATGAAAATTTACGAAATAGTCGCTGAAAAATACTATCCTACAGCAATCTCAAATCTTGATGAAGGTGCTAGAGGCAAGCTTCTCAAGTACTTACTTCCTTCACGAAAGTCTAAAGGTTTGGCACCTAAGTCGAAAAAAGCTAAGGAATACCGCGACATGCGTAAGCAGAATAAAGCTGATGCTGCTGCAAATAAAGCTGCTAGGGATGCTTCTGCTAGAAAGTATGCCGAAAGAAAAATAGCAAATATTCCAAATGCTGCCAATGCTTTAGTTAGTATTGGAGGTGTTGCTTACTATGTCAATGATTATTTTAATGCTATAGGACTTGTTGAAGTAGACTGGCAAGAATATAAGAAAAATAACTACACGGCAGAACCTCCTAATAGATTTGCTGGTATGCCTTACGAGCAAGCCATAATACAAGCAGAAAAAGATAGGCAGGCATTATTG